GGCAAGTGATGGAACAAATACTGTTTCTAGAAACTTTGCGTTCAATATTCTAAAAACATATGATGGAACATCTTCTGCAAGAGCATTTCAAAATATTCCAGATTCAGATTCTTATGTCACTAGTGGACAAGTATATTATCTTCAAACTGGTGCATCACAAATAAGACAACTTTATTTTTATAAGTGGAATGGATATGCATATGCTCTAGTTGGTAGTCGCTATCAATCAACTTCTGCTCAAACAAATGTAAATACAAATAATGCAGTTGGAACACAAGATAATAATAATGGCACATCGACATTTAAATTGTCTATTTCAGAAATAAATTATACAATTAATCAACTTGGTTTGATGTTATTGCCACAACAGGCCTCTGGTGTAGTGAATACATCAAATGATGATGTAAACTTGTTTAGAGGAAGTAATACAACAAAAACTCTACCAACTGACATATTTACCAATCCTCATGCTGGTGAAGGAAGTAATGGAACTAGTGTAAGAGGAACAAATCTATCATCACTAAATCCAAGCAGTTACCCTCACAACTACTGGTATGATTTGGATACGAACTCTCATGAAGGTGGTGATCAAATTCTGTCTTACTTTGGTAGTGGAAATAATATGTCTACTGGTAGTGGGGTAGAACCATTAGGATTTAGATTCTCTAATAATAATGGACAAGGTTATAATGATGGCACCAATGCTGGTAACGATTCGACAGGCACTGGTAGAAACCTATCTGTTTCGCCTATTCTATCAATATTCATGCTAACAAGGTAAGCTCTCTCATAAAATCTAATACATCTAACACACAATCCTTATAAATAGAACAAAGGAGACTGTGTTCGATGGCAACGATTTCAAATATATTCATAGATCAAGGTGCTAACTTTACAACCACTGTGACAATTAGTGACAGTGATGGTTCAGCATTAGACTTGACAGGTTATACTGCTCTTGCACAGATTCGTAAAACTTACGAGTCTACGACTGCAACGGACTTTACAACCACATTTGATGCCGATAGAACTACAGGCAAAATCTCAATTTCACTTACAAATGCCCAGACTTCTACTTTAGAATACGGAAGATATGTTTACGATTTAGTCGTAACAGATACTTCTTCTGTAAAAACTAGAGTGGTTGAAGGTATTGCAACTGTTAATCCTAGCGTATCAAGGAGTTCTTAATGGCGATTAAAGCAACCATCAATAGAACAAGAGGAGTAAGAGGTTCTGTATCTGAAGGACAACAACCGCAAGTAACTCGCATTACTGTCCCAGGCCCTAAAGGGGATTCTGGTGCAGCTGGTGGTAGACTTGTAGAACTTTCTGATGTGGACGCATCATCTGTTCAAGATGGAGCAATGATTCAATATAATGATGTAACAGAGAAGTTTGAAATAACAAACAGAATAGAAACCGATACAGGCGAAATTCGTCTAAACGGTGGAACATTTTAATAACAAAAGGTAGAAAAAAATGGCAACTATTATTCAAGTAAAACGCACCACAACTGCCAATCTGCCATCCACTCTGGAGCAGGGAGAACTCGCATATCTATACGATACTTCTGCAACAGATACGGATGCCGGTGGTAACGGTGGTAGACTGTTTATCGGTGATCCGACATCAAACACAAACACACCACTAAAAATTGGTGGACAATATTATACTGACTTACTAGATCATACACACGGAACGGTTACTGCAAGTGCCGGTGTTATCGTTGACTCTAGTAAAAAGGTTGACGAATGGAACGTAGATAATTTAAAGTTAGACGGTAACGCACTTACCTCAACAGACACAAATGGCAATATTACCATTACTCCAAATGGAACTGGTAAAACAGTCATCTCTAATGTTTATGTTGGAGATACTTCAACATCACTAGAAGAGTTTATTGAAGACGTTTCTGGTGGACAGATTCAGGCCGGTGAAGGCATTGATGTAACATATGATGATGGCGCTGGAACAACAACAATTTCTGGTGAAGATGCAACCTCTTCTAATAAAGGTATTGCCTCTTTTGACGCAACTGACTTTACAGTAACCAGTGGTGCGGTTACTCTAAACGATGAACGTGTTGAAGATATTGTGGGAGCATTGGTTTCTGGTGGAACTGGCCTAACAGCAACATATGACGATTCTGGTGATGGACTTTCCATTGCACTAGACAATACTGCTGTTACTGCTGGTGCATACGGTTCTTCGACTGCAATCCCAACTTTCACAGTTGATGCACAAGGACGATTGACTGCTGCTGGAACTGCATCCATTTCAACTTCATTCGATTATGCCGCAGACAGTGGCACAACCGATACAGTAAATGGTGGCGAGACAATCACTTTCACAGGTGGTGAAGGTATTGACACAGCAGTATCTAATAACACAATCACAATTACTGCTGAGGATGCAACTTCTTCTAACAAGGGTGTTGCAACCTTTAACACTGCTGACTTTGATGTTGCCTCTGGTGACGTTACTATTAAGTCTGGTGGTGTATCAAATACACAACTTGCTGGTTCAATCACAAATGCAAAACTTGTAAACAGTTCTGTAACAATCGGTTCTGATACAGTTTCACTTGGTGGAACTCAGACAGACTTGAATGGTATCACTTCACTTGATGTTGATAATATCACAGTTGATGGTAATGTTGTTTCGACAACAGATACAAACGGTGACTTAGAACTTTCTCCAAACGGAACTGCAACAGTCATTGTTCCTTCTGGTTATGAGTCTCGTGCTGGATTCCAATCACAGTCTTTAGTAAATAAGGCATATGTTGATCAAGTTGCAAACGGACTTGATGTTAAGGCTTCTGTAAGAGTTGCTACAACTGAAAATCTTTCTGCAACATATAATAACTCAAACGGAACATTGACTGCAAACGCAAACGGTGCTATCTCAATTGATGGGGTATCACTTTCTGCTGATGACAGAGTTCTTGTTAAAGACCAAACCACACAAACACAGAACGGTTTCTATAAAGTAACAACTGTAGGTTCTGGTTCTGCTGCATTCGTTCTTACCAGAACACCAGATGCAAACGAAGCATCTGAAATTACTGGTGGTGCGTTTACCTTTGTTGAAGAGGGAACTAACAACGCAGACAACGGTTATGTTGCTACACACAACGGAACACCAACACTTGGAACAGACAATATTACATTCGATCAGTTCTCTGGTGCTGGACAAATCAGTGCTGGTGATGCTCTATCAAAAACTGGTAACACAATTGATGTTAATGTTGATGATAGTTCTATTGAGGTTGCAAGTGATGCTCTACAAGTCAAGGCACTTGGTATCACTAACTCAATGTTGGCCGGTTCGATTGCAAATGCAAAACTTACTAACTCAACAATCACAATCTCTGATGGTTCGGCTTCTAATGCAGTAGACTTGGGTGACACCCTTTCTATTCTTGGTGGTTCTGGTTTGACTTCTACACATAGTGCAGATGAAATCAGTCTATCTTTGAATGTTGATAACAGTTCTGTAGAAATCTCTGCTGATACTCTACAAGTTAAGGCACTTGGTATTACCAATGCAATGTTGGCGGGTTCAATCGCAAATGCGAAACTTGTCAATGACTCAGTAACTATCAACGGTTCATCTCTATCACTTGGTGGTTCTCTAACACTAGACACTGGTGACTTCTCAGAGAACGGTAATCTGTTCTACACTGATGAAAGAGTTGATGATAGAATTAATAACTTGTTTGTTGCTGGTGAAGGTATTGACTTTACATACGATGATGTAAATGACACATTCACTGTAGATGCAGAACTTGCTACTGCTTCTAATAAAGGTGTCGCATCATTCAGTTCTGATAACTTCCTAGTATCTACTGGTGTTGTTACTGTTACTGGAATTGACGGCGGAACTTATTAATAGGTTCTAAAAATGTCAACTGTAATAAAACTTAAAAAGAGTGAAACCGCATTATCCAAACCTACTACTAGTGATTTAGCAGTAGGTGAGGTTGCGATTAATGCTCTTGACCAAAGACTATTTGTCAGAGACTCCAA